AGGAGCCAGCACCGTGATGCAGGGCCTTGTGTACCTGCTGGCCGGGGAAGAGAACGCCCACAGCGAAGCCTTTGATGAGCCGGACGGCCCGCGTCTGTCAGTGAGCGTGGATGCGCCCTGCGAAGAATGGGTGCGCGGTGCCTTTGAGCTGGCAAAAGCCTGCTTTGCACTGATGGCCGAACGCTACCCGGAGAATGTCCGCTTTGCAGATGTGAGCCGCAGAGGAAAGGAAAGCATGATGGATCTGCAGCTGTTTGCAGCGGAGGCGACCGCCGCCTGCGGCGGAAACAGGGAGCCGAGGCTGGGGCAGCGGCCAGCAGAACACGAGTGCCGCTCAAGGCACGAAGTGGACGCTGGGAGCCGCAACCCGTGGGGAACCTTTATGCTACAGCTCTTTGCAGAGGGAGAAGCCGCTCCCCCGGCCCTGAGCGAAGCGCAGACCCGGCAGGCGGTGGCCTCCGGCACCATGAAGCCGGACAAAGCAAAAGAAGCGCCCGCTGCGCCGCAGGCTTCGGCAGAGAAAACCGTAGAGCTGCAGCCGGAAAAGCCCCGGCAGGAACTGCCTGTGCAGCGCCCGGAACTGCCGCCGCTGTCCAGCTTTGCCCGCAGCACACAGGCTGCTGTGCACAGCCTGCATGCCCGCTGGGCGGCAGAGGAAGCGGCCATGCGCCGCAGCCAGCCGGATTTTGATCTGCAGAACGAGCTGCGCAGCCCGGAGATGCGCCGCCTGATGCAGCTGCCCGGCATGAGGGTGCGGGATGCGTACCGTCTGGTCCACTACGACGAAAACCTGCGCACTGCAGCGCAGGCTGTGGAGCAGGGCGTGGTGGAACGCATTCAGCAGCGGGCCGCACGGCCCACCGAAAACGGCATCCGGCCCGGCGGCGCGGCTACCGTCCGCCCGGATGTAGCCAGCATGACCCGCGCCCAGCGAGAAGCACTGGAACGCCGTGTGCTCCACGGAGCACAGATCGAATTGTGACTATTTTACAAGAGAAAGGAATATGAGCATGAACAAGAATTTCAACATCCAGCTGTTTGCGGAAAACCTGAACACCACCGCTACCATGTCGAAAGAGATGAAGACCTTCTACGAGAAGCGTCTCATTGATCAGGCAGAGCCGCGTCTGGTGCACGACCAGTTTGCGGACTACTACCCTGTGCCCCAGAACGGCGGCAAGACCATTGAGTTCCGCAAGTACGACAGCCTGCCCAAGGCATCCACTCCGCTGACCGAGGGCGTGACCCCGAACGGTCAGGCACTGAATGTGACCACCATCACCAGCGATCTGCACCAGTACGGCGGCTGGACTCCGCTGACCGACGTGCTGCAGATGACCGCCATTGACAACAATGTGGTGCAGGCCACCCGTGTGCTGGCAAGTCAGGCAGGCCGCACCATGGACAGCATTACCCGCGATGTGCTGGCGGGCGGCACCAATGTGATCTATGCGCCCAAGCTGGCCGCAGACGGCACCGAGACTGCCGTTGCCAGCCGCAAGGCACTGGACAAGACCTGCACCCTGACCCCGAAGCTGTTCTTTCAGGCGGCGGCACAGCTGGGCGCGATGAACGCCGACCCCATCGGCGACAGCTACATTGCCATCATCCACCCCTACGCTGCCTACGACCTGAAGACCAGCAAGGAGTTCATTGAGGTGCACAAGTACGCCGACCCGGACACCATGTTCCGCGGCGAGATCGGCAAGCTGGGCAACATCCGCTTCATCGAGACCAGCGAGGCCAAGATCTGGAAGGATTCCACCTGCCCGGACGGTCTGGCTGTGTTCGGCACGCTGGTGCTGGGTGCCCACGCCTACGGCGTGACCGAGCTGGAAGGCGGCGGTCTGGAGCAAATCGTCAAGCAGCTGGGCTACGGCGACGACCCGCTGAACCAGCGCGCTTCCGTGGGCTGGAAGGGCATGCGTGCGGCAGAGCGTCTGGTGGAGCAGTACATGGTGCGCATTGAAAGTGCGTCCAGCTATTCCGCCACCGCTGCTGCAAACTGAGGAGGCGTGAGCCATGGCTGAAAAGAAAAATGTGCGCATCCGGCTGTTCAAGGATAACAGCCGCTACAAGGGCGATCTGTTCGTCAGCGTGAACGGTGTGAACTATAAGATCCGCCGCGGCGTGGAGGTGGAAGTGCCGCCCGAAGTGGCCGAGGTGCTGGAGCACAGCCAGATGCAGGATGAGCTGACCGCCGCCCGCATTGCGGCGGCAGAGAACGCCGCCCAGTAAACCCGAAACAGACAAAAAGCCCGGCTGGGGAGCCTGCCCGGCCGGGCCTTTATAAAAAGGAGAGTGAGCATATGACCGTAGGACAGGCGCTGGAACGCGCCGAAGAGCTGCGCCCGGGCAGCCGCATTGCGCTGGCCACCCGGCAGGCGTGGCTGAAGGAAGCAGACGCGATGCTGCGGGAACGCTTTTTTAAAAACAGCATCACAGATGCATACGACGATGTGGGCGCAGACCTTGCATGGGACGACAGCCTGCAGGACGACGATGTGCTGCTGGCACCGGCACCTTTTGATGCGCTGTATCCGCATTATCTGTGTGCCATGACCGATGCGGCCCTTGGTGAGACCGACCGCTACGTCGGGGAGCAGGCCCAGTACAACAGTCTGCTGGCAGATCTGGCGGCGTGGCTGCGGCGCAGCTACCCGACCCTGACGGGTGCCCAGTGGCGCTGGTAAGGAGGTGAGAGCATGGTTCTGGCAAACAGAGCGAAGCTGCAGAACAGCCGCAGTCTTGTGCGGGTATTCGGCGGGCTGAACGAGACCTATGCCTGCTCGGAAGCAGAGTACAGCGCGGGCGTGAATTTTTCTGCCCGGGATTTCCCGGCGCTGAGCACCCGCAAGCCGCGCCGTAAGCTGAGGGAGTTGACCGGGCTGAACGGTATGTATCACCTGAACGGGCTGCTGACCGTCTGCGGGAAGGATCTGATCTACACGCCGGATGCCGACGGCGCGAACCCGGTGACCTGTACCGAGGCAGTGACCGATGGCAAAAAGGCACTGGTGGGCATTGGTACAAAAATCCTGATCTTCCCGGACAAGGTAGCCTTTGATACAGCGGACGGAAGTGTTTCGGCACTGGGAGCTGTATGGCAGGCAGAGGGACAGAGCGTGCAGTTTGCACCCTGCGATGCTGCGGGCAAGGCCTACGAGGTGAGCGGTTACGGCAAGGAGGAACCGGAGAAGCCTGCAGACGGACAGCTCTTTTTGAAGGTGGAGGACGAGGAGCACCCATGGGCCAGCACCAGCACACTGGAAGAGTACAGCGCATCCTCCGGCAGCTGGACGGCAGTGCCGCTGGAATACTGCCGCATCACAGCGGCGGGCGCGCAGAGGCTATTTGCCCAGTGGGACACCGTGACCGTGCAGGGCACGGCAGCACAGCAGGCTGGCATGTGGACAAAGCTGGACGGGGATCTGGTAGTTTACGATGTGCTGGAAAACGGGCTGCGCGTGCGGGTAAGCCCGGAGGGAGATCATGTTTACGGCACGCTGGTGCAGAGCGCCGAGAGCGCCCAGTGGACCAGCCTGGACGGCAAGGAGACACGCAGCTTTGCGGTGAGCACGCCGGTGCGGATGGAACGCCGCGTGCCGGATCTGGACTACGTTACCGAGTGCGACAACCGGGTATGGGGCTGCAGCAGCAAGGAAAACGTGATCTATGCCTGCCGCTTAGGCGACCCCACCAACTGGTTTTCCTACCGGGGCATTGCGGCAGACAGCTACGCAGTGACGGTGGGCAGCGATGGTGCGTTTACCGGCGCGGCCACATGCATGGGCTATGCGCTGTTCTTTAAGGAGAACACACTGCACAAGCTCTATGGCTCCAAGCCTTCGGATTTTCAGCTCACCTCGCTGCGCTGCCGGGGCGTTGCCAAAAACGCGGCGCGCAGCCTGTGTGTGCTGAACGAGACGCTCTATTATCTTTCGCCGGACGGAGTGATGGCATGGGACGGCAGCATTCCAACAAAAGTGTCCGGCGCGTTGGATTCGGGCCGACTGGCCAATGTGCAGAGCGCGGTGGGCAGTGCGCTGGATGGTCGCTATTACCTGCATGTGGCCCGCACGGCGGCAGGCGAAAATACGGCAAGGCTGCTGGTGTACGATACCGAGCGCGCGCTCTGGAGCGAAGAAGACGTGTGCTCCTACGAGATGACCAGCACCGGCGGACAGCTTTATCTGTGGGACGGGCAGGCACTGTGGGCCGCAGATCCCAGCCGCGAAGCGGACTGGCAGGCCACAGACGGTGTGGAGGAAAAGCTGAACTTTGAGCTGACCACTGGTGACATTGGGCTGGACGGGGCCGAGGACCGGTATCTTTCCCGACTGACGCTGCGGCTGGATGCCGAGTGCAGCAGTACGGTGGAGGTGGCCGCCAGCTATGACGGCGGCCCATGGGAGACGGTGGCAAGCCTGACGGCACAGGACAAGCGGCGCAGCTTTGATCTGCCGTTCGTGCCCCGGAGGCACGGCACCCTGCGGCTGCGTTTGAAGGGCAGGGGACAGATCACCCTGCGCAGCATTGCAAAAACAATGGCCGCTGCCAAGGGCGGCATTGCAGGCGGGGAGGTGTGACGAATGGCAAGCGTGATGGGCATTAACAAGATCGGCCTGCCCAAGCTCAGCGAGAACATGGACCCGGAGGATGCCCGTGCCCTGCGCAGCTATCTGTACCAGATGCAGGAACAGCTGCAGTATGTGCTGAGCAATCTGGACGTTGAAAACATGTCCGACGAGATGCGCACGAAACTGCAGAATTTATAAGGAAAGGATCATATATGGCAAACAGAAAGAAAAAGGACGAAGCGCTTGCCGCTGTGCAGGCGCAGACGGAGGGCAGCGGCCAGCCTGCCGTGCAGAGCGGCTATTCGGCAGCGGGACTGGACAGCCGCTCGGAGGTGGAAAACGCGCTGGCAAATTCCAGCTACAAGCCCAGCCAGACCGTGACGGATGCTGCAGATGCGCTGAAGGAGTGGCAGGCAAACCGCCCGGGCGATTATCAGAGCAGCTATCAGGAGCGGATCGACCAGCTTTTGAACCAGCTGCTGCAGCGTGAGAGCTTCCAGTACAGCTACACCAAGGATCCGCTCTACCGCCAGTACGAGCAGAACTATTTGCAGAACGCCCACAACGCCAGCGCAGATGCTGCGGCGCAGGCTGCAGCCCTGACCGGCGGTTATGGCTCCAGCTATGCCACGAGCGCCGCCCAGCAGGCGTATCAGCAGCAGATCGGTGCGCTGAGCAGCGCCATCCCCACGCTGTACAGTCTGGCGCTGGATACGTATACCAGCGGCGGCAACGAGCTGGTGAGCCAGCTGGATCAGCTGAACAACAGCGAACAGGATGCCCAGCAGCAGTACAACAACAAGCTCTCGGACTACTACACCCAGCTGCAGCAGAAGGGCGAAGCATACAACAACGCCTATGCACAGGACTACGGGCAGTATCAGGATTATCTGAGCCAGCTGGGAACCCTGCACGATTATTACTCCGCGCAGGAACAGCAGCAGGCAGCACGCCGCCAGCAGGTGTTCAACAATGTGATGACCGTGCTGGGTGTGCTGGGCGATGCGGTGCAGATCGTTCTCAGCGGCACCACGGGCGTTGGCTCCATGCTGAGCGGCCTGCTGAATACCGGCTACAACATCTACTCCGGCAACCGTCAGTACGAGGCAGACCGTGCGGACACTCAGTGGAACCAGCAGCTGCAGGAGCGTCAGTATCAGGACAGCCTGAACCAGCAGCGCTACGAGAACGAGACGAGCGAGAGGGAGTACCAGGACAAACTCAACCAGCAGAAATTCAACAACGATGTCACAAGCCAGAAGCTGAACATCGCACTGGGCGAGTGGAACCTGAAAAAGTCCAATGCAGCGCAGAAAGCAAGCCGCGCTGGCAGCACGGCGGCAGGCAGTAAGACTGGCGGCCCTGGTACGGGCAGTACGTCCTCCGGTACGGCCAGCCGCAGCACGGGCACTGCCACCCGTCTGGGCAGTGACACCTCCCGGAATGTGACGGTGCCCTACATGGCCATGCTGATGCGCAGCCAGGGCAAGAGCGATACCAGCATCAGCACCGCACTGCGGCAGGATGGCTATTCCAGCGCAGAGATCGCACAGATCCTGCAGCAGATGAAGCGCTGACCGTGCGGATGGATATCAAACAATAAAAAGCATGTGCAGAGCACACAGGAGCCGTTCCGGCCAGAGGTGTTCTGCACATGCTTTTTTAGCAGAAAATAATGGCGTGCTGTTCGAGTCCCACTGGGATACCCCCGCCAAATAAAAAAATCCGCCGATGCAAAGCATCAGCGGATTTTTGGTGGGGTGCCCAGTGGGACTCGAACCCACGGTCTCCAGATCCACAATCTGGCGCGTTAACCGACTACGCTATGGGCACCACATAGATGCGCCCGAAGGGACTCGAACCCCCGGCCCACTGCTTAGAAGGCAGTTGCTCTATCCACCTGAGCTACGGGCGCACGTTGTAATCCCATGGGTTCCATTATGGCGGCAGCTGTGTGTCGGCACACGCTGCGAGAAGTATAATACCATACAGGTCCCATTCTGTCAAGCAAAAAATGCAAAAATCTTTTTTCTTTTTTCAAAGCCCGCAAAGCACTGCTTTACAGCAGCCACATGCCTGCAAAGCCCAAAGCAAAGCCAAGCGCGGCTCCGCCCACGACATCGCGGATATGGTGCACGCCGGTCAGCACACGGCCAACACAGATGAGCACCGTGATGCCCACCATCACCCAGCCCGCCTTCGGGTAGAAATACATCCATACCATGGCCAGCACGGAAGCGCTCAGCGCGTGGCGGGAGGGGAAGGAGTGTCCCCGGGTCTCCTTGTGCCGCAGCGGTTCAAAGCCGGGCTGTTCATAGGGACGCGGCAGGTTCAGCCTGTCCCGCAGGATGGTGCCGCCCCAGAAGGTAAGCCCCGGCACGAACACCGTCCGTGCAATGACGGCGGTGAGGTCCAGCGCGGCCTGACGCTGACTGCCCAGCAGCCGAAACAGCCGGACGTTCAGCAGGCAGAGCAGCACCGGATAACATACAAAAGGGATGAGCGGCAGCCAGCGGTCCAGTGCCACCACACAGCGTTTGGCTGTGGGGTGGGCATCCATCCAGCTGTGCAGGGCGTGATAATGTTCTGCGGTCAAAAAAGATCCCTCCGCATCGGGCACCTGAAAAATTAAAAGCAGGTGTCCAGATAATTTTCCACATCAAAGGGTTCCGGGGTGGAATCCTTGCGCAGGTACAGCGGGTGGTGGGGGTGGCCCTTTTTGCTGCGCCTGCCAAAGGTGACCCACGGGATCTCCCGCTCCCGCGTCAGGGCCACCATCTCCCGCATCAGGCCGGGCAGATAGTCCCGCTTTTCGATCAGCGTGCCCCACGCTGCCCACATGGTGGGTTCGGTCTGGGCCAGAACGGCTTTGAGCCAGCGCAGGTTTTCGTCACACAGGGCGCGGTCCGGCGCACGGTCCATATCGTTAGGGTCGGTGGCGCGCTGGGGATACACGTTGAACATGATCCAGCTGTCAAAGCCGTTGGCGGCGGCAAGACGCTCCACACTTTTCAAGGTGGGATCCAGTGCGCCGGGCTGGGCGGTGCTGGGGTTGATGCCAATGCATACCAGCGGGTGGGTGCCAACGCGGCCCAGTACGTAACGGTAAGGCTGATATGTATGCGGCTCGTAATACCAGATGCCGCCGGGATATTCGTCGGCCTTGAGTACGGGGATCTGTTCGGTCTGCATGGAAAGAATGCTCCTATCATTGTTTGCTTTCTATTATCGTACCTGAAACTGCAGGATAAATCAACTCTTTTGTGCGGAAAATCCTCCCATAAAATCAAATTTCATGGTATACTAAAGAAGGACGCTGCA